GGCTATTTCTAAATGCCCTGCCGCCGGATCTTTAGAACTGCCATCATCCACAATTACAACCTTAAAACAATCCTTTATTTCTTCCGGATACGTCTGCCACTCAAANANNTGNCGATCCANCATCCCACCGTTCTCATAATACGCCATGACAAGCGTTATTTTGTTTTTCTGTTTTGGCATTTTATTTCCTCTTCTTCAAATCTGTTCTGGCATCACGGATCTCTTTTGTGGTGTCAATACCTTCAATCCACGAGCCCCTTGTCCGGTCACGTAAATGATAAACATACAACCCATCAATCCGCATCAGCCTGTAATTGGCACGGATCAAACGCCTGCTGAAATCCCAATCCTCTTTGAAAATACCAACGCCAGGAAATCCACCAGCATTATACCATGCTTCCCGATTAATCAGCAGCAGCATGCCGGAGCACTTGTCTATCGGCGTACAGGAAAACTGGTGCTCATCAAAAACAGCCCTTGCAAACTCAATATGGATGTCTAAGTCTTTTCCTGCCGGAGCCTTTGGATGAAGCTGCATCGTTCGGCCCAGGTTATTTGTCCAGCATGAAAACATGCCTGTATTCTTTCCGTGCTGCTGTATTGCTTTCTGGCAGAGCAAGTACCAATGCGGATTGCAGAGAAAAATATCATGATCGAGAAAAAGCACCCAGTCACATTTCGTTTCGTTCATGATGTGGTTGTATTCAGCCCCTAATTGAGCGTCCGGACGGAATGGGATTCTGACATCAATCTTTGAAAGTTCTTTTGGCATTATAATTCCTTTTTAATTTGCTGTTTGCACTCAGCGATTTAGCGTATTTCAGCCTGTATTAATTTTTTAATATTTAGACATATCTTTTACTTTTTAAAGCCGGATTTGGCCTGTCCGTTCTTCTTCGCGACCAATATTCATCATTGATGTTTTATGCATATCTGCTCCATAGGGTATGAAATTAATTGCTTCAACTGTTGATTATGCTGCTCGCCTTTTAATCCTGATATCTGCCAATCGTCTTTTCCGATATACATTCCATCAAGATCAATATAGGTTTCAACAGGCACGCTGCACTTCTCAATTATATTTGGGACATCCACTTCTCGAAAAACACATAACTTTTCTATTTTACCTGACAGACAAGCAATCATCGGAATTAACGATCCTTTACCGGCAATCAAGCATCGGGCAGTTATGAGATTCGCAAAATCGTGCTTGAATTTTGAAGACTGCGTTTTATTTGTGATACCTTGTGAATTGAGCCATGGCACCAACTCCAACGAAACAGGATTAAGATCATCTTCATAACAGACGACCACTCCTTTATATTTACCGGAGGCGATGCAATTAAGTACCGCTTTCTGGTAAAATGCAAGTGGCGGTTGCGTATAATTTATTTTCGGACGGCGTCGAACAAAGATATCTCCTGATCTAATATGTGCGTGAATGTAATTTGATGTTCCGGCGGTCTTAATCTGTAAAATATGTTTAGATATTTCTGCAAAAATACTTTTACTGTCAGCTGTTTCTGATATATCCATGCCATTGAATTCGTGCGGATAGAAAAACTTATGAGCCATAATTCTATCAGAACTTAACGGCTTCTTGGCGGAAATCCGTAACCCATCCCGCAGAACGCAAGCTTGAAACATTGGATTCAAATCAAGGATGCTGGCCATATCATCAATATAAACCGTTTGTATCCCATAATACCGAGCAAACGCAATTGCATTATGAAGCTGATAAATATTGTTACCGAAACGACAATACCGAATTATTCTGATCGCGTCATATTTATGGAGTATCAAGATTCCACCTTCCCGGAGGTGATGTTAAAAACTTTGCGTGGTCTCTAATCTTTTCATCCGGCCAATCCCACCATTTCAGCTCGAGTAAATCCTTAATCACCGGTTCGGAAAATCGTTTACGGATTTCATGAATTGGATTACCGGCCGCCACCGTATAAGGAGCCACGTCTTTTGTCACTACCGAACCAGCCCCAATAACAGCGCCATCTCCAATAGTAACTCCTGATAAAATAATCGAATTCGTGCCAACCCAAACATCATTACCAATGACGATATTCCCTTTACCTGTAGGGTGTCCGTCATTTCCGCACCTCCACAAATCCTTGAATGGAAATGTTGAAATCCAATCTGTTCTGTGATCACGGCATGAAAGAATCAAAACACCCTTAGCAAATGAACAAAACGAACCAATAAATACCCTCTTTGTGTCTCCCCGGACGACCGGATCGCCATAAGTATGCCTGCCTATCCGCATAATACTTCCTGAATCGCTGCTTGCACATCTAAGCGTGCCAAGTGCCTGTTAATAATCCAATCACCAGGCACTGTGCCCTTATCGTATGTAGCCAGAATGCATTTGAAGTTATCTTCCAATACCGTATTTTCTGGATCAAGATTCTGAACCAAAAGCATGCCGGTCGGTGATGTGTCAAGGCATGTTAATTGTAGATCAGAACGATATGACATCAGGATTGGTAACAACTTCCAGACATCACCAGTCCATTTGCATGTCCGTCTATTCCGTAATGCCTGAGCAGGATGTGCTGGAAAGATATCATCAATAACAACTACAGTTCCTTTATGCGCAATCATCTTCTCGGTATGGATAAAATCACGAAGAACCTGCTCAAATAAATGCATCCCGTCAATAAACACGAAATCAGCCGGTAAATGATGTGAGAAAATAGAATAAAAGTATTCATCACTGGATTGCTTGTAAATTTTAAATAATCCTTCTGAAGATATTCGTGGATCAGGGTCAACTCCAACAGCGGGGCATTTTGCTAAACGAATGCTTTTGCCTTTCTGAACGCCAATCTCAAAATAAAATGTTGGGTCAACGAGTTCATGAATCAATCGAAGTGCTTCATACTTATCCATACTGCCTCTGCTGATTTCTTCTTCGGATGTTCCTCTCAATTTATCCTCCTGTTGCCTGTAATTCGCAGCGGTCACAGATCAATACTTTTGTGCCACCTGTTATTTTGTTTTTGCAGAGTACCGGACCGAGAATAACTTCCCGGAAACGATTGCTGCCGCATACCCGGCACCTGAGTATTTCGGCCTTTGGCTTTACTGGTTTAATTGGTGATATCAGGTTATGGACTTTTTTCATTTTAAATTTGAGATTAATCTTTAAAAAGATCCCGTTCCAGTGCTTCTAATATCTCTAATTCCGAATCACTCATTTTAGCGTATAACTCGCTTCCATACTTAGTTTTCATTTCTTTTTCAAATGTATAAAATGGATGCTCCTTTTTTATTATTTTCTTAGCTGCCATAGGAGTATCTTCTTTCTTTGCAATCTGTTTGAGTACGGAAGACGTATCAAAATTTTTATAATTTAAAATAACAATGCCGTCTTCAGTAATTACGCCATCAATTACATATTTTTCTGAAAACCAATCTACAAAAGAAGGAGAATCCCACAAACCCGCAGAATCTACTATATCTCTTGGATTAATTTCGGCATACCATCTATTTTTTAAATCATTTTTATAAATTACATCTAATTCTGTTGATAAAACACCTCGCTTATAATCGGCATAAAAATCTTCCCATACTCTTTTTTGCTGTACTTCATTTGTTATATCCAATATATCCGTTTTATTATTTTTCTCCAAAAGCCACATTGATCCATTTTTACCAGCATACTGCTCAGCTACATCCCAATTTTTTGTACCAAATATAACAGCGTCCGACCTCAATTCTTGCTGCCCTTGCCGACCATGTACCCATCCATTCTTAGGAATTTCCTGTCTTTCATAAAAATAAGAAGCATCCTTCATCCCATCCATCCCGGCCAATTCCTTCAGCGTAAAGGGCTTGCCAGATTCCAGGTCAACGAATTTATCCACGGAAACGCCCTGCCGAAACAATTCGCCACGACCCGGCCCGAGGATGCTATCCTGCATCTTTGCGTCCTGCCCTTTCAACCAGTCGTTATACGTGGTTTTCTCAGGCACCTGCCCATCAAAGGACGCACGTGTGCTTTCCGGGGCTTCATCAACATCAAAGCCAAGTTCCCGCCATGTCTTTGTTACTGGGACGGTACAAGATCGGCAGTTGATATGAGCAGGCGGGCGTGGTCCTTCGTTTACTGGAAAGGTCATTCCGTCTCTTGCTTGGCAGATCGGCGTAGTTCTTCCGTCAAGAGTAGAAACCCACTGAACAGATGCAATCACATCCTGATTCTTTGTGTACATTAATTCCCGAGCATTTGTAGCAGTATGATTCACAGCTGTCCGCGTCATTGCCTGCGCACCACGCCTGCTGATTTCCATTAATCCGTCTTTGTATTGATTTGCTTTTGTGCCACGAATACGCTTTACAATTTCATTAATGGCCTGACCTTCCACCATTCCCATACGAACAGCATCCCGAATCAACTTGCGCCTGCTGTCTGATAATTCGTACACCCATTCTTTCAGCAGCTTTCCTTGAAATGGCTGGGTCGTCACAATGGACGACAGCATATCGGTGGAAGGCGTTGCCATATCGAATTTGACTGGGATCTGCCCTTCGATTAAATTCTTAACAAACTTTGGCTCGTATTCTGCCAGGTTTGTCAATTCCTTCTGCATCATTTCATACTCACCGGATCTGGCAGCATCCAGCGTATTCCGCACGCCAGCAAGCACTGCATTCAGCCGCTCATTTTCCAATTTCTTAGACAGCTGGGACATGAGATCGTCCTCAGTCCGGTTCAGGAGCGTTACCAGCTTTGCAGTAATATCATCAGATAGGCGGAGCAGGCCCACCTGATGCTTAATCATTTTATCACGGATGGTTTGATTAACAGATTCCATCAAATTTCCTTCTCAGGATTGATAACTGGATTGCGCGTTCCAGGCCATATTTGCACTGGTCGAGGACGCGCTGCTTGAATTCGGGAACATCGTCCATCATTTTCCGCAACGCTGCGATTCGCTGTTTAAGAGCTTTCTTTTGTAAAGCCTTATTCCAGTATGCTTTTTTAAATTCAACCGTGGATTCAGCCTGTAGCTGGCTTCTGGCCGTATTTTCTAACAGCTTTGATAAGGTAATATGCATTCTATTCCTCGTCTGCCTTTTTCTTCGCTGGATTCACTGGTTCTTCCCGGCCGATCATTCCAAGTGAGGGGCCTTGTTCATCAATCAATTTCTTTTCATCTTCCCAAAGCCGATCCGGGTTTGCACGTCCGCCATTCTGGAATAGTTCGTACCCAGTCTGATTGCTGAGTAGGCCACCAGTAACACCACTGATGATTGCCGTCATTTCCTGGGCGCCGATAGTGGAATCAATAAACTCCGTTGAAATAGGAATTGATACTTCATCCGGATTTGCCCCAACCAGCTTTGCGGCCATCTTCAACGCTTTTTCTGCTCCGGCTGCTACCGTTAGTGCAATCCCTACAAGGGTTGCGGTCTGAGCTGCGTATTTGATTTTTCTGGCCTCCCCTGACTCCTGCTGTTCATCCGCAGTAGCAAATAAGCGGGCACCTGCCTGGACTGCCGCTTGCAATGTATCTTGAATAGCCTGTCTTTGCGCAGTGGCTGATGTCCCGGTAAATTCCAGTATCTCCGCTTTCTGATTTGAATCAGGTAGAAACCAAATAACACCTCCACCAACTGCTTTCGGCCTGTTCTCATAATCAGGTTCCATCCCGGAAATGACATGCGTTGGGTTCGCTGACAGATAAAGAGTCTGCTGATAATTGGCATCCTGCCGGTACGCTTTTGCAGCAAGACGGGCAAGAGGGAGTAACGGCACTTCATCCGGTTCTGGGGTCAAGTCATTCGTATCAATAAAAACAAATGGCAGGAAGTCGACCGGAGCACCGCCAGATGCCGAATATTCCATCGGCTCATCGGCGATCCAGCCGGATGATTTATCGTACCGCGTCGCAACAGCTTTTCCGTTAACCAATTCGATAATCAGTCGCTTTTCTCGATCAATCCAAGATAAATTTTCTTGCATTACCGGACCGGATTCATCAAGCACCACAAGGGGTACGTCTTCTGCCCAATTCCGAATTGCCAGTGCTTCATAAATTGCAAATAGCGGCTGACCTTTTTCATCAACCGTCACAGCAATACCAGTACGGCCATATGATAACACGTTTCTTGTCAGTCTGCGGAGCATGGATTCCAGCGTCAGCCCGTCAACAGTGGCTTTTTCAATCATAGGCTCCAGTGCTTTTGGTAATTCCGGTTTTACTGGTGTATTATGAATCACGCCTACCAATCCACGAATAGTGGGTGCCACCAATTCCGGATAACTTGCACGAATCTGATAAGCCGAATACGCTGCAGATTTTGTAGCCGCCTGCATCAGTTTCATTCCGCCCGGCATGGGAAGATATGTTTCACCAGCATCTACAATTGCGGATTGCCCAACTATTGCGTCCTCCATTTCCTGATACCACGGCTCAAATATAGCGTATGACGGATTCATTGCATCAAGATCCAATGAAACGCTTCCCTGTCCTGTTCCTGTTTGATTATCTACCATTTTATTTTATCCTTTCCCTAATTTATTTACTCTTCTTTCTGCCCAATGGAGTTTCGTATGACAAGACTTACATAAAGTTTGAATATCATTAGGGGCACAATTTTTCGGCCCATTTGCATGATGCACGTCTAATCTTCTACCGTATAAATGTATATTCATTATATTCGTTATTCCACATCGCATGCATGCTGGCTTTCTTAAATCATCAGCATATTCGTCAGTCCAAACATCGCAATACCCGTCTTTTCTCGGTTTCATTTGCCCAATAGACTGGTTTATCCGTAGCTTTTTCAGTAACGAACAATTCCTCGTAGTCGTATTTGCTTATTTTTCTTCTGGTTTCATCAGAAACAGTATGCCCAATTTTTGCTTCTATTATTTTTCTACGCTGCTCTTCAGACCATTTCTTTCCTAACATCCCACTGGACTTACCTTTACGTGCTTCCGATATTTTTCTTCTTGTTTCTTCTGAAAGCCTCTGCCCTTTCTTCATAATGCTTCCTTTCTTAGTAATACCCCATAAGAGATACAATCTCACCAGCGTATTTCCGTTTAATCGGACGCTCATAAACAATAGGATACGTGGATGCGTCGTTCTGATGGTCAAATCCTGTTGATTTATCAGGCTCACCATTCTGATCATATGCCTGCTGTTCAAAGCACGCCGCTACTCTTGGGCATCGCTCCGAATTAATATGCAGCCAATTATCCTCAAATGCTTTATTTGTTGCGTTCACCCTATCTTTTACTGCTGGATTGGTACTTTTCACACGGATCTCAAATCCAGCGTTCTTCAATAATGATATGTCTGTTTCTGATGCACCAACTGATTTACGACTTCCACCACTGGCATCCGGGTAAACAGCGATACGGTGGAAATCCTGCTTTTGCTGATACTTTTCCTGGAGCATTTTAATCATTGCCGGGGTATCAAGTACATCTTTTATTTCTGCTACTGCATGGAATCCATTAGGGCGCTGGACGTAAANGGTNGCCGCCATGTGCTGAACATTGAAATCCATTCCTATTAATAGGATATCAGATTCCTGAATTCGTTCTTTGCTATCATGGATTCTGCGGTTGTAATTGCGGTATACTGTTCCGGATGTAAGATTGACGAATTTGCCATCCAGATACGCATCCCGAAGTTCCGCTGTGTACGCCTCATACAATGATAAAATGTAATCATCCGGTAGATTCATTTCATTATCGTATGTGCTGGCTTGGATCAGGCCGTAATTTGCTCTCAGTTCTGGCTTCTTGTTTGGATCCGCTACGAATAGTTTGTACGTCTGCTTGAAACCTTCCGGGGTGGTGGTGACATCAATTCCATTTTTTAATCCGGCGATCTTGTACCGCATTCTGGCAATTACTTTTTTCCAGACTGTTCCTGCCTTAATAGTTGCCAAAACATCCAGCTCATCAATAAGCGCATGGCCGATCTTAAAACCGATGATATTTTGCGGATTGTCCATGGAGCGACAGATAATAACGCCACGGAACTTTCTGCCTTCATAAAGGAATACCTCATGGTTGCCTTCATTAATCCGGACGGTCCAATCAAAAGTATCTGCTACCGTCTCAATCGTCTCATAAAAGATGTCACGGATATGCGGGTATGTCGGGGCGAAATACCCTGCTGGAATCTGGGGCCACTCGTAGAAATGCTGACAAAGTGATAAACACCCTGAATATGTTTTGCTCGATCCGTACCCACCAACAAATGCACGGAACTTATGGGGCATCGCCAGAAACCGCGCTTGTGGCCGATTGATACGAATTGGCCAGTCAACTTCTTTTGCTGCGGGCAATGCTGCCATATTAAGCATTATTCAGCGCCTTCTTCGGTATTAGCAGGCGGTTGTTTCCTGGCGTCTTCCACCTGAAAGAAGATCCGCTTGCTAACTGGCATTGCATCATCACCAGTATGCTCGAATGTTTTCCCGAAATATTTTGCCATCTTTTCTAATGCAGCATTCTTATCCCATATCTTAAATTTCTTGATGTTCTCGAGACATGCTTCTTTGGATTCGCCAACGTATTTCTGGTATACATCAATACCACCGATGCAAGCTGCGGTATCCTTATCAAGCTTATGAATAGGGATTAACTTGCCTTCGGAATCAAACATCTTTTGGGGGTCGAAGTATGCAAGCCTTGCTATTTCAAGAAGGGTGCGTTCTGCTGATATTTCCAGCTTTTCATTACGCTTCTGGTGCAGAGCATCTATATACTCCTTTATCTTTAATTTCTTTAATAACTGGGATGCAATAGAGTCCGCGGTTTTGGCTGAATACCCTGCTCGTATTGCTGCCTTACCCCCATTACTATCTAAGCAGTATTCATGGCAGAATCGTTCTTGTTTAGTGGTTAGCTTGGGGTTTTCTATTGGTTCTGGGATTTGCTTGGGTTTGGGAATAGCTTTTGCAGGCTTTTTCTTTTTGCGTTTGAAAGCAGGTTTTGATGGGAGAATTGTTTTTTGTTTGCTCATATATGTTTCTATGCTTTTCTGTATAGAATCTGAATAAAAAGTGGCCTAAAACGTACAAAAACTGGTGAAAAATGATATTTTGATTATAAATTAAGTTTTTTGTAAAAAATATAAAAAAATAATTAGGGTATAAGGTATTTATTTTGTTGGGGATTTTAATTTCTTTAAAGTTTCTTTAAAAAAAGTTTAAAAAAAGCTTTACTTTTGTTTTGAATGGATTTATATCTGTAATCAAGAAAAGAGCAAAACGCTGGCAGGGTTCAAGGATAAGGCGAACCAGTAAGTCAAACAAAAGCCAACCCAGCAAAAAGTCCCAAATTAAGTCATAGGGCAATTCGGTACCAGGGTTTTTAAATACCTGTGACATCCAGAGAAGAACGGACCAGAAGTTGAGGCCTCAGTATTCCGAGCAAAGGTCAAACGGCGCTCAAGCAAACGGATGTGATCACCGATAGGGGAGGAAGAAAATCAGGAGATGGGCGCCTGATAAGACCCCGCTGATTAAAAATAAGTGTCTGCTGCATGTAGCAGCATTGATAAGGCTTGAATAGCCGAAACACTTTATCATTTTATTTAAGGAGTACCAATCATGAAGAAAACGACAAAAATAAATAAAACTGAAAAACAAGTCGAAAAGAAAGAGGACAAAGCCGTTAGTGATTACGAGCCTCGCCGGTGCANAATAAAATATGATGCATGGGTTAAAATGTTTGATGCCCAATT